TCAGTATCATCGTACTCATTAAACGAATTCGCATCATATGTTGAACCTACAATTACTTCTGTAAGTTTATCCCATTCTGTCCAAATCATGTATACCTCATTAAGTTCTAAGTTAATTGTATTTATGCAAATAAAAAAGCGCCCCATTGGGACGCTCTTTAAGGGCCGCTCAGTCGGTAGAGCGTTTAATTAAGTAAGGTATGCTTTGCCGTCATCGCCTTTGTACACATGCTGTTCGCCGAATTTCTCTGCAAATGCTGTTAGCTTATCGCCTAGATCGCCGTAGTCTCTATCCCAGAAACCTGCGCCGTGTCCGTTACGAGTTAGCCAAAAATCAACACCGTGCTGTCTTGGATCACCGCCTGTTTTTTGCATTAGCTTTTCTGCTTTAGAAAAAAATAGTTCAGCATCTCTTTCCATGTCTGCGATTGCTTCAGAACTCCAGTCAACGTGTCTATCTGCAAAATCTTCCTCATCAGCTAGTTCTTCAGCCGCGCCAATGTATGCAGTAACAAAGTTATCTCTGTCTCTGAACGAATCATCTTCGTTTAGATCAAAGTCTGCCATTAGTGCTTCATAGATGTCATCTTCATTCATTGAATACTCAAGTGGGTTATCACCTGCACTTGGCTTTAATCTTTTCTTTTGACGTGGAATAGAATTCGCTGTCTTCTTTGAATAATCATCTAAAGAAAGCTCATCATTTGCTGGTGTTGCTTGATATTCTGTTTCCATTTCTTCTTCAACTGCTTCGTCACAACCACATGGTGATCCACCACATCCGCAATCATCTGCTACTGGTGCAGGAGCTACTTGTGGCATACCTTGACCTGCAAGAGCAAGCATACGAACTAGTTCTTCTGGATACTCTGTGCTTGTGTTAGTTGTAGTAATCGCTTTACCGTTGTCTTCTGTTGTTGTTAGATTGAAATGCTTTTTCATTCTTCGTCTCCTGAAATAACTGAATCGCTTGCAGTATCTTCAGTAGTCATAACGTCACCTGCTTTATCACGTTTTGCTTTCACTGATAATGCATTTTCTACTTCTACTTTATCATGGTCATCACGCTTTGAAAGTGTTTTTAAGAAGTTATCAACGAAAGTACGACCATAATGTTCACCATTGTCTGATTTGTCATCATAATCTGAATCAAGTAGTGCTTTCTTGTCGCCGTCTTCTTCAACTTCTTCAGTTGGTTCCCAACCTTCTGGGTGTACTGCGATATGTGTAATGTTCATTTCTAGTAAGTCAGATAGTTGCTGGCGAAGAATGTCTGCTGACATTGGATAACCAGTTGTAATATCTACTTTAGAAACTTTTGTGTTTTCTACGTCATCAAAGAATAATGGACTCTTTGTGATTGGCGTTGTTGAAACACGTGAAATCGTTCTCAGGTCATACTTTCCCAAGAAACGCTCAATACGATTTACGTCATTTTCTTCTATTTCTGCCGCAAAGCGTAGAGTCATTTTATGTTCGTTAGTTGACTCTGTTAAAAATTCTTTAAAACTTTTCATTGGTTTCTCCAATAATAATATCTATTCTTATTTATCTGTTTCGTCAATTTTGTTCTGTGCAGTGGCGAGACGTTTCATAAGTTCATTTCTATCCATAACTAAATGACCTTCAGTTTCAAAATCATCTTCATTTTTCGCTTTGTTCTTTGCTTCTTTTTCAACTGCTAGGTCTAATTTAGCTTTATTCAATTGTAGATTTAGCATCTTTAGCTTTCTATCTACTTTACTATCTTTAGCTTCCATTGCAGTCTTTAGCATTTGATTTGCTGTTTCCATTAGCTTTGCGCCTGCATGTACTTCTACATTCATACCCAGACTAATCAGTTCTTCAAATGTATTGATAGCTTTTTCATGAATATCATCCATGTCTTTGTCATGCTCATTCAATCCTTGAACCATTGGCAGTGAAGCGTCAATCTTATCAGTATTAGCAAGTTCACTTGATAATATTTCAGTCAAGTCTCTGCTTTCTTCAATTGTAGGAGTTTCTTTGGCTTGTTCTTCTACTGGATCAATGTTGAATGTTTCTTCTAATTTTTTTGTCATTTCTTTTTCCTTGGCTTAACAGGTTTTGGCTTTTTAGTATTCTGATAAATGTCTCCCTCATTTATAACTCTAAAACGCATACCTCTCTTCAATGCCCATTTGTTTGCAGCTTCCCATTTCGCATAGTTCACAACTACTTGTTGTTGTTCTCCACGTTTTCTAGCTAAATCTGGTCTACTTTGCGCCGCAGGTTTAATCTCAATTAGTTCTGCGTGTTTCTTACCATTCGAGTCTATGTATGTCATAATAAAATCTGGAACATAACTCGTTAGCTTTCCCGTCAAAGGATGCTGATATGTAATTCTAACTGGTTCACTCGCCCAAGCAAGAACGTTTGGGTTGTTGTCACAGAATTGCATGAATGTAAGTTCCCAACTACTTCTAAATGTCGGTGAGCCTGCACCTGCATACTTATCTTGGTTAGTTACTTTATATTTACCTTGATGATATTTGCTCATTTTATAATAGCTCTTGCGATATATTTATTAGGGTTACGGTTCTTCATTGTTCCCGTCTTGTACCCAAATCGCAATGCGCTATTAACTAGGAATGAACCTAAGTCATTTAATTTAAAATCACTTGATAGTTGATCTGTTAGATACATCGGGCTAACATTATATGCTTTTGAAATTTTTACAACTTCATTTGCATATTCTTTTGCACGTGTTTCTGTAAAGCCTTTTCTTACGAGTTGAGCTACAATTATATCAATATTCAAAATCGTATCCCCCTAGTAAAGTTTCTTAGCGCACTAATACCTCTTTGTGCAGTGTTTCTTATAGAAGAAGCAGGATTAGATGCATTTGAAGAATTATTTGAAGTTCTACGTCTATTATTTCTGGAACTACTTATTAAACTATCTCTAACTATGTCGCCGCCAATACCAAATCTGCTTTGTGATGTTCTTCCAAGATTTTGTAGTGATCCTATTCCTGAGTTCCCCATAATACCTTGAGCAATTCCGTTAGTAACATTTCCAATATCAAACTTTCTACCATTAAAGAATGAACTTGTCAATTCTTGTGACAGTAAATTTCCCATTGTAGAACTATTAAATTGTTCAGTGCCGACTGGTCTTCCGCCACTTGTTTGCAAGTTACCTAAATTAGGATATAAAGTTTCTGCTGCAAAATCACTACCACTTGTATTAGTTCTAGCACCATTATTTGCACGTCCAGTAAATTCTGAACCACTTGTATTAGTTCTAGCACCATTATTTGCACGTCCAGTAAATTCTGAACCACTTGTATTAGTTCTACCTGCACGTCTAGCTTCTATATAACCAGTCTCGTTACGTGCTTGTACTAATCTTTCTAATACATCTTTTCGTGCGTCTTCATCTTGTGCTTCTTCTGCTGCTTTTAATTCAGCATGTAACTTAGAAAGTTCAGCAATTTTTTGTTGTACTGCTTTAGTTTCACGGGCGTCATACTGTTCATCTGTTAACTGTTCTGGAAACGCTTGTAGTTGTTCGTATCCCGGCATTAAGTCTTCTGATTGAAATTGTCTGTTATCAACTGCAGGATCACCAAATGCTCGTAACTGATTATTTCCATTAAGATTTGCTCTTAATCTTGATGATACATATTGTGCTGAATCTACAGTCGCAGATTGTAAAATATATTCAAGTCCATAATCCATCCATTCTGGAAGCGCAGGATCGACATTATATGGAGTACCAAATACGATATTCTCTGGTTGTACAGTGAAGTCTATTGTTCTCAACTCTGATGTACCATATTCACTACCTGAAAATGTTATATTTGTAACAATAGGATTAATTAAAATAATACGCTGTATAGTACCAGTAGTTTCTAAATCACCAAACCAATGAAATAAAGTGATTCTCTCAAAATTTCTAAAAGTATCATTATCAGATACTAATTTTCTACCAGTGTTACCATCTTCATTCAACGATGTTTCTAACGCACCACTGTCAACATTCATGTCACTATTTTTAAAAAATCTACGATATATACTTTCAGCTAACATCATTGTATTGCCGTTGATAGTATCATACATTGTAAATGTTACTTCTGGAAAGTCAACACGTGTCGGAACATATACTCTTTTTCCATATTTGTCAACTGGTTGAGTAGTAGTTTGTACACTTATTGGCGAAACTGCTCTACACAGCCCCGATACATCATCCATGATTTGTCCATGTGCACCTTTCCATTCGGTGTACCACATATCTGACAGTTTTGGTGCAGAAGAAATGGCTGATCCATGTGGTGAATCAAAGCCAAATTTCTTTCTTGCGCCGCTACTATCTGCTAAGATTGTACCTGGTGTACGTCCCTCATGAAGTTTACGTTCCGCCATTGTTTATCCTATTATTAACCTAGAATGTCTGAGTTATTAACGAATGTTTGTCCTGGCATAATGTTGTCATCTGTGAATACTGCATTGTCATACTGTAGTGTTAATGCAATTGTCACTGGATCTGAAACAGCGTAATCTGATTGTGAGTAGTCAGTGTTTGTTAAGAAACAACCTTCTAGTTGCCACTGTTCAATTGGGTTACCTGAGTTACCGTCTAGCATCTCAATTAGTGTTGAGAATTTGTAGTTAGTACCTGCTGAAGGACCTGTTTGATTTTTGTGATCTAGCTGTGATTGTAGTTGACGACCAACTAGTTTTGTTAGATTGTTAGCAACATCATCTCTTAGAGTGATTGTTACTGGTTCCCATGTGTGCTTACCCATCATGTACATACGTGAGTTGTATGAATCTACTGGGATTGACTCGTGTGATACTTTCGGACGTGTTACATTCATTACTTGACGTGTAAATTCACTTGTCGCTGTTGTTATACCACCGAAGCCTGATACTTGAACACGAAAACGATAGTTTAGTTTCGGCTGTAAAATACCACCACCAGTAACGTTGTCACCAGAGTCTGTAGGTACACCAAAATTTTGTAATGTTCTTGCCATTGTTATGTCTCCTAATAATAGTTTGCAAACTATAATGTTATACAAGTATTTATCAGATAAGTGCTATATTAAAGTTGTAGTTAATAAAAAACCCGACATTTCTGCCGGGTTTTAAAGATTAGTTCTGAATTACTATATTATAGTGCTTCACCTGTGTTACGAATACGTAGTGGAATGTAGATAAACTCAACTGCTTTTGCTGGCTGAATTGCAACATCTACCCATAGCTCGTTTCTATCGATACGTGCTGGAGTGTTGTTTGTATCATCACATACTACTAAGAAGTCATATAGACCACGATTAGTAACTAGTTCACCACAGAAACGTTCTACTGCATCACGCATGTTGTCACGTGTGATTTTGTCATTCTGTTCGAATAAGAAACCACGTGATAGCTGATCAAGATTGAAACGCATATAGTTTACTAGACGTGCTACATTCACACGATCCATTGCTGATGCATATGATTGAAGTGTCTTCTGACCATATACTACTAGACCTGTGCCTGGCATATCTGCGATTGGGTTCATACGATTTGTATAAAGAACGTCACGCTGACCTTCTGTTAAACGTACACGTGAGAATTCATTCTCGTCTGTTACATAACCTACTTGTGAAGCATTCGATACTACACCACGTGTCAAGCCTGCTGGAGCGAACCATGGGAATGATACTTGATCTGAGAATGCGATAGTACGTAGTGCAACTGCTGATGCTGGGATTACTACATCGTTACCTGATAAATCTGTTGATAGACCATGTGGATAGTAGATACCTGCGTATGCGTCTGCTGGTAGATTTGAATCTGCCCATGCTTTTAGTGAAGTTGAATCTGATTTCAATGTTAGCGGAGCATCACCAATAACGAATGCGATTTCTTTCTTATCTTTGTTAAGAGTAATCATTTCGTCCATTAGTTCTGGATAACCAGGTGCTGCGATTAAGTTGAAGTATGTTGATTCTGCACGAATACCTTCGTTGCCTGCTAGTGCTGCTTGCATTGCTTCTACAACTACACCACGTGTTGCTTCTGAACCGAAACGACCTGAGCCATCTAAGTTTAGACCTGAAGCCCATACCCACTCACCATCTGTCCAACGCTTAACGTTGTATGTTGAGTAATCCATGTTTACCATTAGAATATTTTCTGGGTGTAGTTCTGCATTTGGTGCTTGTGCATGTTCAGTACGAGAGTTAGCCGCTCCATTTTCATCAAATGGTGCTTCATATGCATAATGCCCGAATACTACGCCGTTAGTCGATGATTGGTCTGCATTGTCTAACTTAACCCAATCTGACCCACTCCAACGATATACTGTTGGATATGGCATTGCATCTGAATCTACCCAGATATCACCTGCTACTAATGCTGATGTTCCATCTTTACGCTTTGCTGGTTTACCTGAACGTAGTTGTAAGTCTGCTTGACCTAACCCGTTAGTATCTTCTGACCAACCATATGGTGCCCATGCCATTTCTGAACCATTAAATTCGTTACGTAGAATTTCAATTTTTAGGTCTGCGTCGAACCATAGCGTGCCTTCAGCGATATCACCAGTTGGTGTTGCTGATGATGCTTCGTATGATAATTCTTCCCATACAGATTTAGCAATGCTGAAGCCAGTAAGACCTAATAGATGTGGTTGTGAACCTGCGTCAATTACTATTGCTAATTCTTTGCCGTCTGTGCGTGTAAAACGTATACGGTTAGAACCTATTTTTTCGATTTTTACATTTTCATCATTCAAGTTTGTAGATGATTGCATTGTTTGTACTATATTAGTTAGAGATTCATTTGCGAATGAAAAACCTACACCTGCAATGCTTAAAGTCATTGTAATACTTGCTATATCACCGATCACATCACTTGTTATTACGTTTTCAGTTGCGCCAGTATGTCTCTGTAAAGAAATGATACCTAATCCTGCGTTATTATACGAAGTATAAACATCACCTTCATTAATTAAGGTTGCTGATGCTAAATCATTTGAACCGTGTAACGGTGCTTCTACTGCTTGAAATAGTCCTGATGCTGAATTAAATACAGAAAGTGCTAAATCTAGACCACCACCTTGTTGTGTTAATCTAACATATACGTCTCCGTCTACTGCTGATGTTGGTGCAAAGTTAGCAAATGAGAAAGCAGGCGAACCTGAATCACCTAATAGAACCCAGTTCACGCCCACTTTTACATGATATGTGATACGTGCTGTAGACGTTACAACTGCAAAATCACCTGTTGAACCAAATGTATTTGAAGGTGATGCATA